TATCAAATCCAAAAGAAAAATAAGTGATTTGGTCGAGTTATGAAAACAACCGGCGCGGTTATTTTTGCTCAAAATAATTCATCAGTTGATTATGTCAAGCTGGCAATTTTTGCCGCCACTCAAATACACACGTTTTTAAATATCCCAGTCAGCATTATCACAGATTCATCAGATTGGATGTTAAAAACATATCCTAAAGAATCTACGATCTTTGATCAAATCATCAGTATAGAAAACACATCAACTTCCAATCAAAAAAGATTCAACGACGGCACATTGTCCTCAAAATTTTTAGAGTGGAAGAATTTATCCAGAAATTCAGTTTACAAACTAACACCGTATGAAAGGACATTGGTCATTGACAGCGACTACATTATTAATTCTTCGTTATTATCCAATGCATTGTTTTCAGATCATACTTTTCAAATTTACAAAGACAGTGTTAGTTTGTCATCATGGAGAGACAATACTGAATTTAAACGAATAAATCAATTTTCAATACCGTTTTACTGGGCCACTACTTTTATATTTGAAAAAACATTAGAAGTAAAATCTTTTTTTGATATTATTGATTATATTAAATCTAATTGGCAGTATTTTAGAACGTTGTATAGCATAGAGGTTCCTACATTTAGAAATGATTTTGCATTTAGTATTGCTATACATCTCATGAACGCAAAAACAGCAGGCATGTTTGCACAGGAGTTACCTGGAAAAATGTTATATATTTCTGATAGAGACTTATTAATATCTATCAAAGATAAAAAAATAAAATTCTTAATTGAAAAAGAAAATCATTTAGGAGAATATACTGCTGTGTCGTTATCCGATACTGATGTTCACATTATGAACAAACTAAGTCTTTCAAGATTTATTGACGGAGGCTCCGGTGTCTAAAGGATTTGTAGTTCTTGCTCAAAATAACAAAAATGTTGATTACGTCAAACAAGCCTATGCATTGGCCTTGAGTATTAAGGCAACACAGTTGAATGTTACTAACATCTCATTAGTTACAAATAATCGAGTGCCAAAAAAATATAAAGCAGTATTTGATAAAATTATTCCAATACCGTGGAATGATGATGCTACCAAGACACAATGGAAAATTGAGAATCGATGGAAGTTGTACTACGCAAGCCCGTATTATGAAACTATTGTTTTAGATGCTGATATGTTGTTATTGGAAGATATTGGATTATGGTGGGAATATTGTGGCAATTTTGATATTCGGTTCTGTTCAAAGATTGTAAATTACAAATTAGAAAATGTAGTAGATAATGTACATCGTAAAACATTTATGGCAAACAGCATACCCAATGTTTATCATGCATTGCATTATTTTAAAAAGTCTGACGAAGTAGCAGATTTTTATAAAGTTTTAGAGTTTGTTGTAAATAACTGGGAATTATGTTATGGAAGAGTAGCACCTAACGAATACCAAAACTGGCTAAGTATGGATCTTGCTTGTGCCATCAGTATAGAAATAGCAGGACTTCAAGATATAATTGACGTAAATTCTCCATTACAATTTACACATATGAAATCTCCTATTCAAGGATGGACTATTACTCCTGAAAGTTGGCAAGATATGGTGTCTCATTATTTAACATCTACAGGCAAACTAGTAGTTGGAAATATTGCTCAAGATAAATTATTCCATTATGTAGAAAAGAATTTTATAACAAATAATTTATTAGAGGAATTAGAGGAGATGGCAAATGGCAAGTACTAAATTATATGCATATTTTGATATCAGTACTGGTAATTTACTTGCATTTTCTAACGAATTGCGTAGCGAGTATGAATATAAATTAGAAGTATCTAGAGAACTATATCACAGATTTGTTAGTGGTATTGAAAAATTTAATGATTGGGTAGTTTGTAGAACAAAAAATGTAGACTACGAATTTGAATTAGTTCAAAAAGAAAATCAAAGTATACTTTTTAAAAATAGTTTATTTGAAAAAATTTTAAATACTCCTGATGTTGCTACTGAACTGACAATCCATTGGGATGCTTTTAATGCCTCATGGATTTTTATTATTACTGACGAATTTAGACAACGTATATATGATGAAAATCAAATTTCCAGTATACGTTACAAAGATGTAGAATTTTATATTACTGTGGCAAACGAGCCTAATATGCTAATACAAAAGGCAATAATTGATATACAACAATTAATTCAAGATAAGACAGTTATACCGTTTGTATCTGAACGTGAATCAGACATTAAAAAAATTAATATTTTTATAAGGAATCCGTTTTTCTCTTACGGTATTAGAGAATGGAAACAATCAAATGAGTAACGTTATTAAAGTTATAGAACAAGACATCATATTTCTCAGCTACGATGAACCCAATGCTGAAAAAAATTATGCAGATTTGTGTAACAAAGTACCTTGGGCAAAACGTGTGCATGGAGTCAAAGGATCGGATGCCGCGCACAAAGCCTGCGCCAAGTTAAGCGAAACGGAATACTTTGTCACAGTGGATGCTGACAATATTGTAGATCTCAAATTCCTCGAAGTTGAAATAGACTTAGACGCATTAGGGTTAACATCCGATCATGTGTTTAGCTGGTGTGGAAAAGTACACGTTAACGGACTTATGTACGGTAATGGTGGCTTAAAAATGTGGACACGCAAGTTTGTTAATGCAATGCGCACACATGAAAATTCTGATCCCAATGACGTAAAGGGATTAGTTGAATTTTGTTTTGACGACAAATATTATCAGTTTAATGAAAACTACAGCGAGAGTTTTACAAACGCCACGCCTTTTCAAGCATGGCGAGCAGGATTCCGTGAGGGTGTAAAAATGTCACTGGATCAAGGAGCTAAAACTAAAGATTTAAAATCAATATGGTGGCAAAATTACGATAGAATGTTAATATGGTGCAATGTTGGCGCTGACGTTGAAAACGGATCATGGAGCATGTACGGTGCTAGAGAAGGTGCTTACCTTACCAACTGCACTGACTGGGATTATGCAAATGTACGAGATTTTGAATGGTTAACCTCTGAATGGAGAAACAAATATAGTAAGATCACAGATGAAATGCTACCTTATGAAATCATGGGTCTGGGTGAAACATTGCGGCGCGAGTGCGGTTTAGAGATTGCAGATTTAGATTTTGATGGTAGTAAATTTTTTAAAGCAGTGTATAACAATTCTCCAAGAATTATCCGGAGACGTTAATGTACGATATTGTGTTTATATCATTTAACGAACCAAATGCCGATCAGGTCTATTTTAATTTATTAAAACATATTGTAAAGTCAGATAACAGTGTGCATCGAATACATGGAGTTACGGGAATACATCAAGCCCACATAGCTGCCGCAAAAATAGTATCTACTAATATGTTTTGGGTTGTTGATGCAGACGCAGATCTATTGCCAAATTTTAAATTTAGTATAAACCTGGATCCTAGCGAAGAAGACATTGTACATGTATGGCGTAGTATCAATCCTATCAACAATTTAGAGTACGGATATGGCGGTGTTAAACTATTGCCTAGGGAATTAACGCTAGCAATGGATCTATCTAACCCAGACATGACTACCAGTATATCTACTAGATTTAAAGCAATGACAACGGTTTCAAACATAACAGCATTTAACACGGATCCGTTGAGTACATGGCGTAGTGCATTTAGAGAATGCGCAAAATTAGCCAGTAGAACTATCGCAGGGCAATTAGATGATGAAACTGCACATAGATTAAAAGTATGGACGCATATTGGCGGAGATCGAATTTACGGAGAATATGCCAAAGGTGGTGCAAGTGCAGGTGAATGGTTTGGAAAAACTTATAAAGATGATAAAAAAATGTTATCCAAGATAAACGATTATACTTGGCTAGAGTCTGAGTTTAACGGTCACGTTAAAATGTTTCCGCCTGAGACATTTAAGGGAGATTGGCCGCTAGAGGAAAAATAGTGGCTATCACTTTGGCGCAAGCAACAGCGACTTCTTGATGCTCTTTTTGAGTACCGTTGGCACTGCGTAATTCAATAAAATGAATCCAACTACGTAGTGTACCATTCATATATAATCGACTTTCTATAAGTCCTTCTGGTAACACAGCACGAGCCTGTTCTTTGGCTATGCCGTTTTTGATAGCCCATTCGTACTCACGTTTAGCGGCATAGATGACTCGCTGTTGAGCACGGTACCATTCATTTTGTAAGAGTTGATCATCAACTTCGACGCTGTTCTGTCTATTTTTGTCGTCTTGCAATCTAGCTTCTCTACATACAAACGACAGGTCTTTAGTAGGGTCAGCATATCGCTGACTGAATTCTTGGAAGCTGAAACTTCTATGTCGCAAGATTTGCCGGGCAATATCTCTAGTTGTGGTGATTTCGATACAGGCACTGACCATTTCAAGCGGGCTCCAGTGTTGG